TTTTTATAATTATTTTTTTAAAGCATGCAAATATTCAGCACATTCAACAGCCGCATTACGACCTTCTGCAAAAGCCCATTCCACAACACCTTGCCCACGCCGAGCATCGCCTGCTGCAAATACACCGGCACGTGAAGTATCAAAATAGCCGCTTCCTTTAGCGATCGTGCCAACAGGAGTTTTATTAAAAGCAAAAGTACTGAACACAGCAGGCTCCGGTCCTGTAAAACCAGTAGCAAGCAGCAAAAGCTGCGCCGGGATTTCTGACTCCGAGCCTTCGATCAACTGTGGTTTAGGCAAGCTGCCCGAAGCGGAGCTTATCCATTCTACCTTAGCGATGCGAACCCCTTTTACAAAGCCATTATCATCATATAAAACATCCTGAAGCATAGTGCCGTATGATAATGTAGGATCACTGCTGACCAACTCACAGAAACCGTCCTGCGTTTTTCCGGTCATCTCACATTCCCTCAGCTCCAGCTGAAGGATACTACGGGCCCCTTGGGCAAAAGCCACTGCAGCGCAGTCGATACCAGTATCTCCTCCGCCTATAATCACTACATCCTTACCTGCCGTATCAGCGGGAACAGATGTGTTTTGCTCCAACATTTCCTTCGTTACATAAGTCAGAAAATCTTTAGCATAGTAAACACCTTTAGCATCATCGCGGATCATTTTCAAACGTCGCGGCGAAGTACTGCCAACACAAACAATAATCGCAGCAAATTCCTTTTGCAGATCGGCAAAAGTTACCTGCTTGCCTATTTCTGTCTGCAGACGAAATTCCACTCCTGCATCCTGCAGCGCTTCTATCTTCTGCATGACGATATTTTTAGGAAGCTTAATATTAGGTACGCCATACATCAGAAGCCCGCCCGGACGATCGTCACGCTCAAAAACCGTCACTTTAAAACCTAACCGAGTCAATTCGTCAGCACTGCCTAAACCAGCAGGACCTGAACCAACGACGGCAATTTTCACCTCGCCATCTGCACGCGCCACAGAACTGGGAATAGGATTAATCATAAACGCTTTCTTTACAAGAAAATCTTCAAGCTCTCTATCTTCACCCCATAGCTTTAAACGAGGCGGTAAATCTGGCAGTGTCAAAAAAGTCTCTCTGTCAAATACTGCTTGCTTCCTCAGCATCAGCTTCACCTTCTTTTACAACCGTCGCAGAAGTTTCAATAACATCAGCTTCACTATTCAGCAAACGCATAAACTCCTCGCCGGTAATCGTTTCACGTTCCAGCAGAAAGGCTGCCAGCTCGTGTAATTTTTCTTTATTTTCTTCCAGAATCTCACGCGCTTTCTGATGAGCTTCTTTGATAATTTCCAAAACTTTGGCATCAATTTTACTGGCTGTTTCGTCAGAACAGTTCAACGAAGGATCTCCGCCAAGATAAATATTAGTCATTGTTTCGGTAGCCATCATATCGAATTCTTCCGTCATACCCAGGCGGGTAACCATAGCACGCGCCAGCTTGGTAGCCTGCTCAATATCATTGGAAGCACCGGACGTAATAGAATTGAAAATAACTTCTTCTGCAGAACGTCCACCAGTAATAGTAACGATCTTATTGAAAAGTTCTTCTTTACTCATCAATACATTATCAGTTTCAGAAACCTGCATAGTATAACCCAGGGCTCCAGATGTACGAGGGATAATCGTAATTTTATGGACAGGAGCTGATTTTTTCTGCAAAGCAGCTACCAGTGCATGTCCAATTTCGTGATAAGCAACTATTTTCTTTTCTTCCGGCGGAATTACAGCGCCTTTACGCTGATAACCGGCAATAACTACTTCAACAGATTCCTCTAGATCGCTTTGGCTTACACAGGTACGGTTCATTTTGACAGCACGCAGGGCAGCCTCATTGACAATATTCGCTAATTCAGCACCAGAAGCACCCGCAGTAGCTCTTGCTACCGTCAAATAGTCAATATCATCGCAGGTTTTAATTGCCTTCGCATGCACTTTCAGAATTGCTTCACGTCCCTGTAAATCAGGCAGCTCAACAGGTATACGTCGGTCAAAACGACCTGGACGCAGAAGCGCTTTATCCAATGATTCCGGACGGTTAGTTGCAGCTAGGATCACAACACCTTTACTGCCATCAAAGCCATCCATCTCTGAAAGCAGCTGATTCAAAGTCTGCTCACGTTCATCATTGCCGCCAAATTGTCCGCTGTCACGACGCTTGCCAATAGCATCTATCTCATCAATAAATACGATACAAGGAGCTTTTTCCTGAGCCTGCTTGAACAGATCACGGACACGCGCCGCACCCATACCAACAAACATTTCAATAAATTCACTGCCGGAAATACTGAAAAACGGTACTTTCGCCTCACCTGCTACAGCTTTAGCCAGCAGAGTTTTACCTGTACCAGGAGGACCAACCAGCAAGGCACCTTTTGGCATATTAGCTCCGATAGCCTGATATTTCGCAGGATTATGTAAAAAATCCACTAATTCCATCAATGCTTCTTTAGCCTCATCCTGCCCGGCTACATCGGCAAAACTTTTACCAGTCTGTGCTTCTACATACACCTTGGCATTACTCTTGCCAAAACTCATGGCATTGCCACCACCCAGCTTGCTGCCCATATAACGCATAAAAAGCTGGCCCAATGCGAAGAATATCATAATCGGTAAGACCCAGTTCATAAAGAAATTGACAAGCGGTGAATTTTCCTTTGGAATAACCTGCGAAAATTCTACTTTGCTCTTCATTAAGCGGTTAACCAAATCGGGGTCTTCTACCCTGCCTGTTACATAAATTACTTTGTTATCACTGTCTTTCGCAAGAACAGCTATCTTATTATTAGTAATCTCTACTTTTGCAACCTTACCATCGTCTACCATCTGTAAAAAGTTGCCATAGGAAATCTCTTTGACCTGCGGGCTGAAAAACGTTGGTACGATAACCGTATTGATCAGTAAAATTATTGCCAAAGCCAAAATATAATAGTAATAAAGCGGCTTTTTAGGGGGAGCTTTTTTCTCTGGCATATCCGAACCTCCAAATATGTACATATATTGTACTTACATTATTATTCTATATTAAATGATAACCGTTCTTCGATAATTAAACAAGCAAAAAATCTGTGAAAGTCGGCAATAATACTTTCTTTTTCATTAAATAAAGTATCGAAATAATTTCTAAAAATCCTAACCACTGTTCTGCCCTGATTTTCCTGTCAGGAAACAGTCCTGCAAATTTTATGCATATACCGAAAAATTTTACACTAAAAAACCACAACTTAACCGGTGTTTCAAAAAATGTATACAAAGTGCAGTGCAAGAATTATGTATACTTACACATCTTTATTAAGACGTAAGCAGGGAGCCACTTTCCAAGCATTACGTCACTAGCGTGTCACTATAAAAGCCACTATTTCTGAGAGGGTGCTAAAGTCTAAGAACATTGTGACCGACACCATTTTTCAAATTCTTTCTTGTCTATAAGCCACCTGCGACCAAACTTAAAACCCTTAATGATACCGGAGCGTACCAAAAGGTAAATCTTGTCCCGCTTGACACACCTTAGTGTCTGTGCGGCTTCATCGACAGTAAGATATTCTACGTCTACCATTCCTTTTACTCCTTCAATTTATTTCTTACTACCAATACCATTTATGTTGAACTTCGACACCGTTGGGTCTCATATTATCTGAGGGGTCTAAGTGTACCTCAAAGACTACTGCTTTATTCATTTTATAATTACGTTGGATAGAGACAGGAACATATAGGTCGTCTTTATGGTAACCTATACCTACTCCAAGTTCCCATTTAGGTGTCATTTGTTTTACTAAAGGTGTCACGTCGATTTCCGTTGTTACCTTAGCTGTTGACTCGTCTATACGAGTTGTTACAGGGGCAGTCACCATCTGACCATTTACTTTAGCGACATACTTGGTTTCGACAATCAGGTCAGGGTCACTTTTAGTTTCCTTAGGGGTAACCTCCAAGGTGGTCTTAGAGGTTGCCACATAGGGAGCCGTGGTTGTCTCTGTGGGGACTACGGGTGTCTCGTAGTACCGTCTGACCGAGAGTGCAATACCCGTTACGGTTAAGACAATCAACGACAGAATAATGATTTGTCTCTTGGTCATTAGCCCATACCTCCGGCTGTCAATATGACATTCAGGACTGTTTGGGTGACTTTTAGGATGTCTACGAGGGACTTAAGGTCACCTTTATGTAGGGCATAAGAAAAAGCTACAACAATAAGAGCAAAGCTTAGTTTGATGTAGGTCTGATTTTTTAGATATAAAATTTTTAATTTATTGATGATGCTTCACTCCTTTTATAAATCAACTAATAGTCAGAGGGAAAGTTACCAAGGAGGTGAGATAACCTTTACCCTTTGACTATTAGTCTTTATCTTTATTGGTTTATCTATTAACAATTAACTTTAGTTCTAAGCTATCAGGGACTTAGAGGAACCTTAAAGGAGTCTTTAAGTATTCTTTAAGTTTCTCCTTAAAGTTATCTTAAAGGAGACCTTACCTTCACTCTATATAACTTTTGGCACCTTTAGTCTCTATATGTGACACTTAGAATTTTGTATTTATGTGTGACACTTAGATATCGGCATTACGAGTTAGCCTTATGCAACCCTCAATGTTGCCGATAATAGAAGTTGTCGAGCACATTACATTTGTCGATTACCCTACCTGTTGTCTGTTTACGAATACTTTTGATTTTATTAGGGTCTTCTTCCACATACAGAACACCATAGTCAGGGTCTAACCATCTTTCAAGAAGTTCGTCGTTTAACTGCTCAATACCCTGCTGTTCACTCATAGACACCATATCTCTAAAGTATTCAACGCCACCAGCTACTGCGTCAATCCTATCATCGTGAGCTAATGCTCCACGATCACGTGAAAGGCGGGTCATTTGATAAAACAAAGAATACTGACTGTTTTTCTCATACACCTTATAATCATCTTCGATTACCTGTTTATCGACAATCAATTTATGTCGCATCATAACAGGCTCTAATGTGTCAATAATACGAGCTTCTTTTTGAGCGGAAGCCGCCTTTGCGTCATCTACAACACAACCGGGATAAATCTCTAAAACTACTGGTCTTAGTAATTGAGCAAACATACCATTGCCAAAGTTAGGCTCAACAATAATGGATTGCAGATTATAATACTTAGCTTTAGTCGCTAAAGCCCTAAGAACACTATCGGCGTAACCTTCTTTAAAACCTCCAACTTCTAACAAAAAGATGTAGCCATTCATAAACTTTAAGACAGCATAGGCTGTTTCGTCTTTACCACGCCCGGAAGGGTCAACAAACATAATACCTGTTGTGTACCTTGCTGTTTCTTCAGACCTTGCCAAAGGTGCATAATAATAGTCACCTTTTAGAGCAACACAAGGTAAATCACCATGTCGCTGTCCATTTCCATTTGCCCACGCCCATGTTAAAGACGATGCTTCTATATCCAATGAAGTAACTATTAAATCCGAAACTTTCAGCGGGTATTTCTCCGCATCAGATAAGTTCGTATTAAGTAAGAACTGTAAAGCAAAACCAGCCTTGCCGTAAGACAATCTTTTCTTGTCTATTTCTTCTTCATTGAAACGTGCGGGGTCTGTTGGATAACCAGCATATGCGTCAGGGTTTTCATCGTACTTATTCGCAATACAAGGTGCTAGTCTATCTCCAAAAACATCATGGATATAGTCTTTACGCTGTTTCTTATCTTCAGGATAAATAATAGGATAAATTATACAACCATAGCCACGTTTTTGAAGTTCATTATATAATGACATTTCATTTTGAGGTGTACCAAGATAAACTATCTGACCACCGGGCTTTAAAATTGCATCAAACTCTTTTACAGCTTCAGAAAGTTTATCTCGTTGGGCTTGTGTCCCCGAGTTATTCGGAACCTCTACGTCATCAGCTAAAAGATAGTCTGCACGGGAACCAGTAATCTGACCTGTAATACCAACGGATTTAACCGACGGAGAAATGTCAGGTGGTATCCCTGCGACATCAAAAGCATTTTGGGTATTTCTTCCTTCGTCGTTTGGACGTAAATCCTGAAGGAAGGATAACGTCATAAAGATACGCCTGATAAAGTTAGCGTTACCATCTGCCCTATCTTTAGATGCAGAAATAATTAAAATTTTCTTTGTTGGTTCTCTCCACAAAAGCCACACACAGAAAGCACAAGCAATAAAAGATTTTGCAACACCACGGAATCCTTCAAGGATAAATCGGTCACTTGGAGGGTTCTGTAAGGTATTTGCTATGTCATATTGGATCGGCGTAGGGTTAGGTAAGCCTATTTCTCTCCAAACGATGAACAGGAAGACCCTAAAGTCCTCCTGTGCCCGTTCCTGCTGTTCTTTACTCCAATTCAATGTCAGTGTTCACCATCAAACATAGGAATTTCATTTTCAGCAACTTTTTGTAATTCAGACATACCCGGTGTCTCAGCAGTGGTCACCTGCTTATTTTGTTGAAGGAACTTTCGTACCTTTTCCAAAAATGCGGGGTTCTTTTTCATTTCAGGGTCAGCCAACCCATCTTTTAAAGCCTGTACTTCAAGAATAGCTATTTCATCTAAAATCTCTTGTGGAATTTTAGTCAATCCTATCACCACCTAGCGGCGTATCCACGGACATCAACATGGACACCCCAAGTGTACCATCCAATACCGTCTGCGCCACATTTTTCTGCTACCTGTGCCAATTCATCCACAGTCATCCCTTCCGGCAACTGTACGTCAGCCGCCGTACCAAAAACGTGCTGAGAGTTTGATACACCACCTACTTCAGCATTATGTGCAGGGCACCGATAGGCACAAGAGAGCACTAACGGGTTACCAATATATTGTCGCATACGCTCTAAGACCTGCACGAGTTTAGGGTTAACTCCGGCACCATTATCCATACCGCCACAACCACACTTGCAGGCAAACTCAGAGCTATCAAAGTGTTCCGAAAGTTTCATAGGTATTATTCACTCCTTTTAAATGTTTTATAGATCGTACAAACAATTTGCACTAAAATGTACAGAATGGTCATAACATAGACCATGTCAGACAAAGGCACCCCCAGTACGGAGAGTGTAGATACTCCGACCGGAGGTGCTATTTTTAATACTTCATCGTGAAGATTGTCGTTATTCATTTGTCACTCCTTTAGATGTCACCACCATATTCTATGATTACCCAGCCGTTGGCTCCTGTTGAGCCATTACGGTTCGACGAGGAACTAAAACTACAGACACCACCAGTACCACCAACGCCACCATTACCATAAGACGTACCATTCGAACCGTCTTCATCAACGTGGTTTGCTATATAGAAAGCACCAGTACCTCCTGTTCCTCCTTGTGCAGAAACTAGGTTTCCGATAGAACTAGTACCACCAGTACCTCCTGTTTCCCCTTGTGCTCTTTTATTCCCTTCTGATCCTGTTGTTACTCCTGCGGCACCACCAGCACCACCTGTTCCAACAGT